AGCATGCTTAGTAGTATCTGAGCCTTCAATTCGGCGCTGATTAATAGCCTGAAGAGCTTCATCCATAGTTGTTGGCGGGCTTACAGATCTATGAACACCACCACCGGCAACGTCTGTTTCTACAGGAATATTCAATGCTTTTCTTTCGTTACCAGTATGCTCATAGGTTCTATATAAAGAACGATCCCTTGTAGGCTCTACCTGATAACGTCTGCCGCTAGTAGGATCAGTAAAGTCTAGTCCCATTGTAGGATTCTGAAATGCTGCGTCATGGTAGCCACGAGCAATAGCAAAATCCTCAATGCCAAACTGGCCACCAGTTTGCCCTTCTTCAGGCAGCTCTGATGAATGCATCTCTTTATACTTTGATGCAAGATAATTTGCTTTAGATGGAGTGCCACCACGACTAACAACCCAGTCCTGATAATCTTGCAATGCCGGCATCAAAACATCTGGATCGTCACTTCTTAATGCGTCTTTTGTTATGTAAGAGCGGGAAAGAGATTGCTTATCTATAGCACCAAGCCAATCATCAAACTGAGCCTGCAACGGTGGTAATGACTCAAGCGGTGGATACTTCTGCACATCGTAGCGAGTCACGCCAATAGGCTCACGGGCCTGATCTAGATACTCAGCTATGTCGCGTTGCGTTACAGAGCCACCTTTCTCAGCCAACCAACGATCGAGGCCGGTGTCTTGGATCTCAGCACGCTTAACGCCTGCGTTCATGCCCATCAGAGCATTCTCGATCTGATTAGCCTGCATCTTAGGCTGACGCATATTCATCACAGCTTCGTCTAGCTTAGAGACTGTACCTGTAACTGGGTCAACTGGAGCTTGTTTAGCACCACCTGCTATTAGCTCCCAGAGAGAATCGAAACGTGCCATGGCTTATTCCAAATAATAATTACTAGAATTATGCCACCCCTTTCATGCTACGTCTAATAGGTTGCGCCCACGAGTTTGAGATGGGTGAGTAGCCGATCGCAAAGTATCTGAAGGCGTCTGCGCCGTGTGATGCCCAGTCGTGCTTTGGCCGGCCATTCCAAGACTTGTTGTCCTCGTTGTACTCCCGGTGATACTGACGTAAGCAGTCAATGCCTCGCTCGACCTTCTCAGCGTCGAACCAACAGCGTGGAAGTATGGATCTGACGGCTTGAATGCCATCGTCGACGTTCAGCCTAGGTGCGATCGTAATCGGCCGTATCCCCAGATTATCAAGCGTCTCGATACGAGACTTGCCAGAGCCTAACTCTTTCACCTGTACGTCGTGCGGAAGGATATGCTCAGAGTAGATATAGCCTTTCTCTTGCAGGACGCGAGCGTAATGGTCTAGTCCGACCCCGTTCTGCTCGTAGTAGTCGATGATACGTATTTCAGCCCCCGAGACTTGGAGAAACCAAATCGACGTCGAATCCCCAATCCCAAGATCCCAAGAGGTAATAACACCAAGACTAGGCTCGTAAGGAACAAAACCAATACGACCAGAAGACTTTGCGTCACGCATCTCAATAGCATAATAAGCACCTTCGTTATGGGTCAGATAGTCGCCAAGCCAGATATGGTCATAGGCTTCGGGCCGCTTCTCTTGGTCAGTCTGGCGTTCTAGCTCTAAGACTTCAGGGAACCATGGGTTATCCATGTAGTTCATCTCAGCGATCTTGGCACCGTCTGGTGGGTCTTGTCTGAAGCGCTTGTGAGTTGCTGACTCTTTTGACTCAGGGTTCCATGTTACCCAGATCTCAGAGTCATGCTCACGAACTGTAGGTATCAGCTTTGACCATGCAGTCTCAGAGACTGACTCAGCTTCGTCTACCCATGCCAATAGGATACGGGCCTTAGACTTGATTGAGTCTAGGTTGCGGCGTAAGCCGGCAAACGTAAACGAGACCCGGCCATCCTTACTACGAATAAATTTCTCACCCACTTCGTAGTAATCAGCCAACCATGGCACCTCAGCGATCGCAGACTTGATCTCTTCGAGTGACGAATCATCCAGAGAGTTCATGAACTCACGGCCGCAGAGTATCTGCCCAGTCTTACCTTCCATCCCCCACTGATAACCGCGTACTGCAGTCATTAGCGCAAATGTACGAGTCTTGCCTGATCCACGGCCACCATAGGCGCCACGGTAACGAGACTTACCCTCGAATACAGGTACGAGCTTATTCGGAATCTTTAGCTGTGCTTTCACTGGAGACCCCAACCAGTTCGATAACAGTAGGCTTCATTGAGCCATCAGAGCTTGTAACGTCCTGTGAGACTTTGTCTGAGTAGTCATGCTTGGCCAACACGAGCTTAGTGATAGCGGTGTTGAACTCGCCTGTTAAGCCGTTATTGAGCAGTGTGAACTCTTGCTCAGCGTTAAGCTCAGCTAACATATGCGAAAAGTCTTCATCCCTGTCAGCCCAATCGTAAATAGTACGTTTACCAACTTGTAGACACCGAGCTAGTCCTACAGCGGATGGGATGACATGACCGAGCTTCATCCAGTCACCTGCGATGTAGTTCTCGGCTTGCTTTTTAACTTCGTCGGTAAGCTTTGAAGGCCTACCCATTTTAGGGCTATCTGCTTGTGCCATGATTAGCGTCCAAACGTAATGATAGCCCTAGTTTACTACATTACTTTACGTTGTAGTAGTAGGGACGTGACTCAGTGTTACCACCGAAGATGTCTTGCATCATACCGTTGTGCATGAAGTCACCAGTAGTGTTAGCAGAAGCTGAGAAGTTCATGCCGAAGGTAGCTACGCCACGACCTGTAGCATTAGCAGTAGACTTAGACTCAACAGAACCGTTGTGGTTTACGTTGCTTGAAGCGTCATCGATGAATGCGAATGACTGAGCTGAAGCTACGATTGCTGCGATTGCGATAATTGATTTCATTTGAATATCCTCATTGTGTATACATTGTAGATACATATAGTATATTAGAAAATTCTAATGTAAGCAAGCAAAAAGAACCCCGGTGACATTGGTACACTGGAAGACCAATGGCCGGGGCTAAATCCACCTAGGAGTGCGGGAGTCCTAAGTCTAGAGGTATTTAACAGCCTTCGTCAAAGCTAGAGAGTCTTTCGTCAGTCCAGTTAGACGCTAACTGATCTTCAGACCATTCCATTGCTTTCTGCAGATAGATCGCAGATACAACGCGGCCAAACTCACAAGGGTCAACAACAGCCAGATCAAGATCTTCTTGCTTGAGGTCGCACATAGCGTCTGACATTACGTCTTCAGCAAAGCCTTGCTCGTAGGTTAAACGGTAGATCGCTAGATCACGCAAGTCGATATCGTAGTCAGCTGAATCGACATACTTGTTCCACATGACTTCCATGCGTTCTTCGTTATAGTGATTACTCATCGTTAGAACCCTCGTGACCGGTGTAATGACGTGCCTGTACTTCAATAAGATTATACAAGACTTTGAGACTGACCGCATCGTCTGGATCAGTGTTTGCAAACCAACGCATGATTGATCGCAGGTCGCCCTGTATAGTGATCAAGTCATCCATGGTGTATTTGAAAAACTCTTTTTTAAGTTGGATTTTCATGAGCGTGACCCCTTATGAAAGAATTGTGTAAGGTGCATGGCTGCGGCCAGTCATGCGGAAGTAAACAAAGTTTGAGTAAACAGCCATAATCAGGCGAGCATCAAAGAATTTCATTACGCACCCCATTCGCTGTAAACATGCAAGCAGCCTGCGTTCTGCCATTCACACCAACACTTGTGTTTATCAAGGATAGCGGCCAACTGGTCATTGACTTCATGACGGTTATCAAAAAAGCGATAGCCTTCGTGGTAGTCAGCCCAGATGTCTTCGTAGTTCTCTTCAGCTGACAAGACGTAGTAATCCTGCTCGTCGTGATCGTAAACAGGTGCGCCAAGCTTTTTCATGGCGTTGAATGCGTTGCGTAGATTGCGTTTCATGAGCGTGACCTCTATGTGGGGCCGAAGCCCCCGTTAAAATTATAGACCGTATCCTAGCTTTACTTTTTCGACCACTGGGTGATCCTCAAAGCCCGATTTCAGCGCATACTCGTTAGCTGCTACAAAATACTCATCAGTATGCAAAGTGACCTTTAGTGCATAACGCTGCGTAATGTCTTTTTTAGCTTGCTTTTCGTTTACTGGGTTAGCAACTATTTCAGTAGATTTAACACAAAACTTGTTTTTCTCAAGAATCTTGTGCATTTT